GTATCATACCTTTTACACTATATACTTTTTAATGATAACGTTAACGTTGGTATTCTTGCTAACAAGTTATCTACTGCTAGAGATTTACTTGGTAGATTACAACTAGCATACGAACAATTACCTCTTTGGATACAACAAGGTATTGTCGTTTATAACAAAGGAAGTATGGAGTTAGAGAATGGATCAAAGATTCTCGCTGCATCTACTTCAGCATCTGCTGTCCGAGGTATGTCGTTCAACATCATCTTCCTCGATGAGTTTGCGTTTATACCTAACCATATTGCAGAACAATTCTTTAGTTCCGTTTATCCTACTATTACTTCTGGTACATCCACAAAAGTCATCATTATTTCCACACCAAATGGAATGAACCATTTCTATAAGTTATGGGTAGATGCACAGAAAGGTAGAAATGGATATGCTTGGTCTGAAGTACATTGGTCAAAAGTGCCAGGTAGAGATGCGAAGTGGAAAGAGACAACTATTGCTAATACATCTGAACGACAGTTCACACAGGAGTTTGAGTGTGAATTCTTAGGATCTGTTGATACTCTAATCACTGCATCTAAACTTAGAACACTGACCTACGACGATATTTTAACAACAAATGGATCTCTCGACATATATGAAAATCCTATATCTAACCATGATTATATTATATGTGTGGACGTATCTCGTGGTCTCGCACAGGATTACTCTGCCTTTGTGGTGATAGATATTACTCACGCACCATGGAGATTAGTAGCAAAGTATAGAGATAAGAATGTTAGACCAATGCTATTTCCTAACGTTATCTACAACGTCGCAACAAATTATAATAAAGCACATGTATTGATAGAGGTCAATGATATAGGAGAAGCAGTTGCTTCAAGTTTATTTTACGATATAGAATATGAAAATGTATTGATGTGTGCTATGCGTGGTAGAGCAGGGCAAATAGTTGGACAGGGATTCTCAGGTAACAAAACACAGATGGGTGTGAAGATGAGTAAGACTGTCAAAGCACAAGGATGTTCAAACCTCAAGACATTAATAGAAGATGATAAGTTACTTGTTAAGGATTATAACATCGTAGCAGAGTTGACTACATTCATACAAAATAAGCAATCATTTGAAGCAGATGAAGGGTATAATGATGATCTTGTAATGTGTTTGGTTATCTTTGCTTGGTTAGTGCAACAGGAATATTTTAAAGAATTAACAGATCAAGACATTAGAAGAAGGATATATGAAGAGCAAAAGAACCAGATAGAACAAGATATGGCACCATTTGGTTTTATAGTGGATGGGTTAGAAGATGAAACTATAGTTGATGATAGTGGAACTGTTTGGAGTATTGATATGAACGAGTCAGATCAGGAGAAATGGAAGTTAGATGAGTATGGTGACCGTAGTTATATGTGGGACTATAAGTAAAGAAAGACCTTTTTCTAAATAATATTAGACAAAAATTAATTTATCTGACGGAGTAATCGCATGGCAAGCACGCTTCTATCTCCAGGAGTTGAGATCCAAGAAAGGGATTTAACACTTGGGTCGATTGAGACGGTTGAAGTAAACGTAGGTGCAATAGCAGGAGCATTTAGTAAAGGACCTGTTTTAACACCTGTACGTATATCCACCGAAGCTCAACTAATAGAAATATTCGGAGAACCAGCAGAGGGCAATGCAACTAGTTGGTGGACTGCAGCAAGTTTTCTACAGTACGGTGGAGTACTAGACGTTGTTCGTGTAGCAACAAGTGGACAGTTAACAGCATCTGATGATTCTGTAACTTCCCCATATCTTCTTTCCATTCCAACGAAAGATGTATACGAGGCAACATACTACAGTGCAACAGCTAACCCATTCAAATGGGCATCTGTTAATCCTGGCGTAGAATCAAACGCAGTAAGAGTTGGTGTAATAGACAAAGGTGCTGATGTAACGTTAACCCTTGACGGTGCATTATCAGTAACAACAGTAGGTACACAAGTACAAACTACAAGTGGTAACGCTGGCGGTGCCAAGTCAGGTTACATTTACGCATGGGATTCAGCAAGCAATAAGGTTTCTCTTATTACTTCTGACACATGGACAACTACCGATCAGATTGAAAATGGTGTTACTGACCTTAACGTAACTGCTAATGTTGAGTGGTACGACCAACAGGAAGTATTCACTGGACTTAAGTGGGCATCTATTGCTCCTAGACCTGGCACATCTCCTTATGTTGGAGACCGTGGTGGTGCTAACGATGAAATGCATATCGCAGTTTGGGATGCTACTGGTGCAATTACTGGTAAACCAAATACACTTCTTGAGAAGCATACATATGTTTCTAAGTCAAACAATGCAAAGACTTCATCTGGTTCTGTAAACTACTACCCAACAGTTATACTTGACAAGTCAAGTTACATCTATTGGGGTTCTCACGAAACAGATGTATATGATGTAAGTGCTAATCAAGCTGCTACTGGTGGTAACATTGCTGGTACAAACAATGCTGGTAGTGCATCTACAGAAACATTTGATCTGTTTGCTGCTCCTAAGACTTACACTTTCCAAAAAGGTGCTGAGACATTAGCTGCAACATCAGGTGAGATCATCACTGGACTTGCAGAGTTCGCTGACACTGAGACTTTAGATATTGATTATCTACTTATGGGTCCTGGTGACGCAGCAAGTAAAACTAACACACAAGCAATTGCTACACAGGTTCTTTCAATCTGTGCTGCTAGAAAAGATTGCGTTGGTTTCTTATCTCCTTACAGAGGAGACGTTGTTGGAGTTACAAGTTCAACAATGCAAACAAACAATGTAGTTAGTTTCTATTCTAATATGGCATCCACATCATTCGGTGTGTTTGACAATGGATGGAAATACATCTACGACAGATTTGCTGACAAGTATCGTTACGTTCCTCTTAACGGAGACGTTGCAGGATTATGTTCTAGCGTAACTGCAAACGGTACTCCATGGTTCTCTCCAGCAGGATTGAATCGTGGTGCAATTAGAGGTGCTATCAAACTAGCATACTCACCAACTAAATCCGAAAGAGATACACTGTATCAAAAGAGAATCAATCCAGTAACCAGTTTACCTGGTCAAGGTATTGTTCTTTTCGGAGACAAAACTGCTCTCGCTTCACCATCTGCATTTGATCGCATCAATGTTAGACGTCTATTCAATGTGATAGAAAAGACAATCGGCAACGCTGCGAAGGGAGTCCTTTTTGAACTTAACGATGAGTTCACACGTAACAACTTTAAGAATGTTGTTGAACCATACCTTAGAGGCATTCAAGCCGAAAGAGGTATCACTGATTTCTTAGTTGTGTGTGACGGTACCAATAACACTGGTGCAATCATTGACGCGAATGAGTTTAAGGCAGATTTTTATATCAAGCCTGCACGCTCAATCAACTTTATCACACTGACTTTCGTAGCGACACGCACTGGCGTATCGTTTGAAGAAGTCGTCCCCCGCAGATAATTAACGGAGCAATTAACAATGTCAACAGCATTAGGTCTTTTATCCTTTCAAAAAGCGATTAAGGGTGGTGTTCGTCCTAATCTCTTCCAAGTAAACCACGGTTTTCCAACTGGGGTAACTCCACCATCAATCACAGAAGTGCAAGGTGGAGAGGTTGCTTACATGTGTAAGGCAGCTGCATTACCAGCAACAAACGTAGGAACAGTCGAACTTCCTTTTCGTGGACGTGTAATCAAAGTACCTGGCGACAGAACTTATGAAACATGGACAGCAACATTCTATATGGACGATGCATTTGAATTACGTTCTGCATATGAGAAGTGGATCGAACTTACTAACGGAGTTGACACTAACACTGCAGTTGCAGATGTAACAACTGGTGGTATCTTAGAAGATATAACAGTTGCACAGTTGAACAAGTTTGGTGGTAACGCTACAGAATTAGAAGTAATCAGAGAATACAAATTATTCGCTGGATTCCCTGTAAGTGTATCTCAGGTATCAGTTGCATACGACAACAACGATTCTTATGAAGAGTTCGATGTTGAGTTCGCATATCAGTACCATACATCTACTGGTGGAAATAACGAGGTTATATAACCTAACTAAATAGTCAGGTAAAGGAACCTAACATATTATGGCAGAGTTATTCGGTTTCTCGTTTAATAAGAAGGAGACAAAGGGGAAGGCACCTTCCCCTATCCAACCTTCGAGTGACGATGGAGCTACAAGTTATATTGCTGGAGGTTACTATGGTCAGTATCTTGACCTAGACGGTAATTTCAAGACCGAATACGATATGGTGAAAAAATATCGTGAGATGGCTATGCATCCAGAAGTGGATGAAGCGATTGAAGATATTATCCATGAGGCAATTGTTGCTGATCAGAACGATAGTCCTGTTCAAGTCAACCTTGACAACCTTGAAGTTAGCGATAGTGTGAAGAACATGATTCGCGAGGAGTTTGATTATGTTAAAAATTTATTAGCATTCGATAGTAAAGCTCATGAAATGTTCCGCAGATGGTACATTGATGGGCGTTTATATTATCATAAAGTCATTGATTTAGATGCACCACAAGAAGGTATTAAAGAATTAAGATATATTGATCCACATAAGATAAAGAAAGTAAGACAGATAACAAAACCAAAAACTGCTGATGAGTTTATGAAGTACGACTTCGGTAAAGGCGAAGAGTATTTCCTATACAACCCAAAAGGTTTAAATAACACCTCTGCTAATAGCGGAATTAGAATAGCAAAAGACGCAATCACTTATGTGGTGTCTGGATTGATGGATACTAATAGAAATATTGTACTATCTTATTTGCATAAGGGTATAAAGGTCCTTAATCAACTTAGAATGATTGAAGATTCACTTGTAATTTACAGGATATCCAGAGCACCAGAGCGTAGAATATTTTATATTGACGTAGGTAATCTTCCAAAAGTAAAAGCGGAACAATATCTTCGTGAGGTAATGGGTCGTTATAGAAACAAATTAGTATATGATGCTAACACTGGAGAGATAAGAGACGATAGAAAATACATGTCAATGATGGAAGACTTCTGGTTACCACGTAGAGAAGGTGGTAGAGGAACTGAAATCACTACATTGCCAGGTGGTCAGAACCTTGGAGAATTGACAGACGTGCAATATTTCCAAACAAAACTTTACAAAGCGTTAAATGTTCCTGCTGGTAGATTAGAAAGTGGC